AAGATTGGATACAGACTTACGTTGATGGCCTAAAACTTCTTGGGCTTAAATACGAAGAGAGAACAGAACCTTGGAACGGCGCTTGTGGCGTGTTCCACCCCATGCTTACAGAGTCAGTTGTAAGGTTCCAGTCAGAAGGAATGATGGAGACTTTTCCTGCGGCAGGCCCCGTCAAAACTCAGATTATTGGCAAGGATACCGAAGAGAAAGAAGAAGCAGCGCTAAGAGTCAGGGCTGATATGAACTATCAGTTGACTGAAGTCATGCCTGAATATAGACCAGAGCATGAGAAGCTTTTGTGGAATCTGCCGCTTGCTGGTTCAGCATTTAAGAAAGTCTACTACGACCCAAGCAAGGGTAGACAAGTGGCGATGTTTGTTCCCGCTGAAGATATTGTTGTGCCATACGGTGCTTCTAGTCTTGCTTCTGCTGACCGCGTAACCCACGTCATGCGCCGCACAAAACATGAGTTGGAGAAGCTCATGGTTGCTGGGTTTTACCGTGATGTTGATNTGGGTGAACCCAGTCATGAGTTAGATGATATTGAGAGACAAAAAGCCCAAGAGCAGGGCATGTCAGCNATTCAGGATGACCGCTATCGCATANTGGAGATGCAGGTCAATCTAGATTTGGAAGGGTTTGAGAGTGATGATGGTATAGCGTTGCCATATATTGTTACTATTGAAAAAGGTACATCAACAGTATTATCAATTCGCCGCAACTGGTATCAAGATGATCCGCTCCATATGAAGCGTGACCACTTTGTTCACTATCAGTACATCCCAGGCTTTGGGTTTTATGGCTACGGATTGATTCACTTGATCGGTGGCTACGCTAAATCAGCCACTATGTTGATCCGTCAGTTGGTGGACGCAGGAACTTTATCTAACCTACCAGGTGGGTTAAAATCTCGCGGTTTGCGTGTCAAGGGTGACGATACACCGATCGCCCCAGGAGAGTTTAGAGATGTCGATGTCCCATCAGGTTCTATTCGGGATAATATTTTGCCGCTACCATACAAGGAGCCAAGCCAAGTACTATTTGCGCTATTCGAGAATATTGTCCAGGAAGGTAAAGCGTTTGCTTCATCAGGTGATATGTCTGTGTCTGATATGTCAGCACAAACTCCTGTCGGAACCACACTCGCTATATTAGAGAGAACATTAAAAGTGATGGGGGCCGTTCAAGCTCGTATTCACTACGCTATGAAACAAGAGTTCAAACTCTTAAAGAATATTATTGCGGATTATACGCCAGAAGACTACAGCTATGACCCTGAAGAGGGTGATAGAAAAGCCAAGCGCAGTGACTACGACATGGTGGAGGTGATCCCAGTCAGTGATCCAAATGCGGCTACGATGGCGCATTGTGACATACCAAGCAATATTACAGTTGTCGCAACAGGCCCCCCAGCTCTATGATTTGCCATTCTTACATCGTCAGATGATTGAGGTTCTTGGCGTGAAGAACGCAGCCAAGCTTGTGCCGACAGAGGATGATGAGGTGCCAGTCGATCCAGTGCAAGAGAACCAGAATATGCTCACTATGAAGAAGCCTGTTAAGGCATTCATCGAGCAGAATCATCAGGCTCATATGGCAGCTCACAACGCTATGATACAGAACCCCATGATCATGCAAGCGTTGCAGCAGAACCCGATGGCACAGCAGATTATGGCTGGGTTCCAGGCCCACATCGCAGAACACATGGGCATGATGTACCGCGTACAGATACAGGGCATGATCGGTATGCAACTACCTGACCCAGATGACGATGACGACAACAAGCGTATACCCACAGATCAGGCCAACCAGATCGCTGTGATGATTGCGCAAGCGAGTGGACAGATCACTCAACAAGCTCAACAACAAGCTGCGCAAGCCGCAGCACAACAGAAGATGCAGGACCCCATCGTGCAAATGCAGATGCAAGAGTTGCAGCTCAAGCAACAAGACCTCCAGCTCAAGGCGCAGAAACAGCAGACAGAAGCACAGGCCAAGATGCAGCAGTTGCAGCTTGAACAAGCTCGCATCGAGTCGCAAAAAGAGATCGCGGCTATGCAGGTTGCAGCAAACGCAGCGGCGCAGAAGGACAAGACTCACAAGCAGCATGAGCTTGAGAGCACACGCTTAGGTGTTGACATCGCCAAACATAGAGCTGAGATGCGTCATAGCAAGGAAGAGCTGGCACACAACAGAGCAAATAGTTTGATGCAGGCCATACAGAGGAATAAAGATATGAAACGGCAACAGCCTAAGAAGGGGAATAATTGAGCGACAAACTACTGAATCATCTGGTCTCTGAGTACGACAAGCTCAGAGGCGATCAGATCACCTTCCTCGCAGGGGGAGGAGCAAAAACGTTTGACGAGTATCGTCACGTCTGTGGGGTTATCCGAGGTCTAACCCATGCAGAGTCCATTGTCAAAGACCTTGTGCAACGAATGGAGCTATCCGATGACGACTGAGTTTGATGTAAGTGCTGTTAATCTTTCCGCTATCCTCAACGTGAGTGCAGAGCAGAAGGCTAAACAGATTCCAGACCCAAAGGGTTTCACGCTACTAACAGTAGTACCCGAGGCGATGGAGGAGTTTGCAGACAGTGAGGCAGGCATTATTAAGTCCAAGGGAGAACTTTGGAAAGAAGAAATGCTCACACCTGTATTGTTTGTAATCAAGATGGGCCCCGAAGCCTATCAAGACGAGAAGAGATTTCCAAGCGGCCCACGCTGCAAAGTTGGAGATTTTGTAATCGTCCGTCCCAACACAGGCACACGTTTAAAAATCCACGGGCGCGAGTTCAGGATTATTTACGATGAGCATGTGGAAGCTGTTGTCGAAGACCCGCGCGGTATCACCCGTGCTGCATAAGGATAAATTATGAGTGACTTTAAATTCCCCGATGAGATAGATAGTAAGGCTGAAGCTCCTGGAGCTGAAGATAAGATGGAGATCGAAATCGAAGACGATACTCCAGAACAAGACCGTGGGCGCAAGCCTATGGCTACACCTGTCAAGGAGGTGACTGACGAAGAGTTGGACTCCTATGACGAGAAGGTACAGAAACGCATCAAGCGTTTTACCAAGGGTTATCACGATGAGCGTAGAGCCAAAGAAGAAGCCTTGCGTGAGCGTGAAGCTGCTGAGAACTTTGCGAGACAAGTGTATGAGGAGAATAAACGTCTCCAGCAACAGCTTGCCAACGGTTCTAAGATTATGGTTGAGCAGTCTAAAACATCAGCTCAGACTGAGTTAGAGGCAGCTAAAGCCAAGTACAAAAAGGCATTTGAGGCTGCTGATCCTGATGCGCTTGCAGAAGCACAAGAGGAGATTGCCAAGGCAACGGTTCGTCTGGATAGGGCATTTACTCTGCGGCCAATCGAGGTTGAAGATAAACCTATGCCGCAAATACAACANCCTCAGAAACCGAAAATTCCAGAGAGAACACAGCGCTGGGTCGAGGAGAACAGCGATTGGTTCCAGAAGGAAGGCTATGAGGATATGACGAATATGGCGATGGGGCTTGACAAGAAGTTGGCCAGGGAGTATGGTGCTAACTACTTGGGTACTGAAGAGTACTTTAAAACCATCGATAAAACGATGCGCAAAAGATTTCCTGAACATTTTCAGAGCGATGAGGATAACGAGCCACCTCTTAAAAGAAGGGCTGAACCCGATGAGGAAGAAACTCCTCGCCGTGCAACAACTAGACCTGCTAATGTCGTAGCACCTGCTACACGTAGCACACCGCCTGGCCGTATTAAGCTGAAGGCATCCGAAGCGAACATTGCGAAACGTCTTGGGGTACCTTTGGAACTATATGCAAAACAGGTTGCTTTACTTAAAGATGGGAGATAAAAATGGCTGAGACACAAGGTAGATTAAGTCGCGAGATGGAATCTCGTAAGGTATCAATGAGACCTGAAACGTGGAGACCACCTGAGACTTTACCAATGCCAGACGATCGTCCAGGATGGAAACATCGCTACATCCGTATTAGTTACGGTGGACAATCTGATGTCGGAAACATTTCTTCCAAACTGCGTGAAGGGTATGAGTTCTGCAAAGCAGAAGAGTATCCAGAGTTGATGGCGCTGGCGGCCACAGAAGGTCGCTTTAAAGGCAACATCGAAATTGGAGGTTTAGTGCTATGCCGTATTCCTATTGAGTTGCTTCAACAGCGGGCTGATTATTACAGTAAGCAGAACAACGCTCAGATGGAGTCCGTGGATAACACTTACCTAAGAGACAGTGATCCTCGCATGCCTTTGTTCAAACAAAGGGAAAGCAAGGTCACATTTGGTTCAGGTTCTTAAATTTTAAGGAAACAACATGGCTTATCCGCTCATTCCAGCCCCTTATGGGCTGAAACCGTATAACCTGATTGGTGGCCGAGTATATGCTGGTTCAACCCGCATGTTCCCCATCTTAAATGGTTATAGCACTTCAATCTTCAACGGTGACGTTGTTGATATTGGCACAGGCAATAATATTGGCTGTGTTACACCTACACAACTTGCATACAACACTACTTCAGCCCAAGCTGGAACTATTGGTGTGTTTGTTGGTTGTGAGTACTCTACTACTGGCGGCCCAATTTACGGCAAAAACCGTTTCCAATATTGGCAAGCTAGCACAACTGCTCCCGACGCTATTGCTTACGTTGTGGATGATCCTCAAGCTGTGTTCAAAGCTGTCGTTGTTAACGGCGGTTCTGCACAAAGCCAAACGGTTCTCTACGCTAACCCAGCATACGTTGGCGCTAACATGTTCTACTCAGGCCCAGGTGGAAGCACTACTACTGGTGACTCACTAGGTGGTGTTGCGTTGTCAGCTTCTGCTACAACTACTTCATCTGTTACTCCTGCAACTGGCGGTGCTCCCTTCCGTTGCGTGGGTGTTGTGCCTGACACAGCAATCAGCGTGGTTCAGAATGCTACTTCTAGCTCTACGACAATCACATTGTCTGCAGCTAACAGTGCAATCTACCCAGGAATGGTTATTTCTGGCCCAGGCATTAACGCAGGTTCAAATACCTACGTTACCACCGTAAACGGTACAACAGTGACGATTAACCGCGCAGTTTCTACTGCTCAGTCTACCGCTACTGCGTTTACATTCACTGGCTATCCCGAAGTGTTGGTGACTTGGAACTTTGGTTTCCACAGTTACTTCAATGCTACTGGCGTTTAATTAAGGAGCTAACAAATGGCTATTTCACGCGCACAACTATTGAAAGAGCTGCTCCCAGGCTTGAACGCTTTGTTCGGTCTAGAGTATGCACGTTATGG